TTCAGGAATTTATGAAGAGTTCTCACATGAAGAACTATCATAAACAATTCCCTGATGTCGAGATGCCAGACGAGAAAGCTATTCGGTTCCATTTGAAAGCCATTTTCAAACCAGACACTACTACTAAAGATTTCGATCTTTACAAAGCTGGTCAAGGAATTTCTGCGTGGAGCCCGAATGCTGTTGCTGCCTTCGGTTTAGCTTCTCGACTCATTGACGAATACGATAGATCAACAGACCTTCAGAGTGGAAGGCACACGGCCCATACCGATAATGGAGTTGCTGAAGTAGATTTCATTCAAAGGATGAGATTCGTTACCGAGAAAATGTTCGGACGTAATCCCTTCTTCCATGGTATTGCAGATCAGAGAAAGTTTGATGCCAGTCAAGGCGAACCTACTCAATTTCTCGAGCAATATTATCTTATGAAGTTGGGGATATCATACCTTTTCGTTGAATCCTATTTCAGTTTACGTAGAGCGTACAAGCTCCATTTCTCTGCTGGAGGCACTGCTAATGTTAAGTTCACCAAAACTTCCGGAGAGCCCATGACTTTGGGCGGGAACGGAAGAGTTGCTAAGGTGACCACTAACTGGGTGTTTCGTGGAGACGGACCTTCGATCTTTATCTACAAAGGAGATGATGTCGACAAAATGCAAATGAACATTCATGTCGATGAAGCCAGACGTGCAGAGCTCTTGGAGCACACTGATCTGGATCCTATATTCTTAGTTAAGAGCGAAGGAGAGTTCTGTGGCCTTACCATTACGAGACAAGGTCTCTTTCCTAACATCAAGCGCAAACTTGATAAGTTAATTGCCCAACGGTTCCGCGATTACAAACATTTCTGTCAGTATGCACAAACCATTAGAGATAATGAAGATCTGATTAATAGAATTGGTGTGAATGAGACCATTGCTGCTACTAGTGCGAATACGGACATTCCTCCTGAGGAGGTTGTTGCTATGTATGCTACGTACTTGAGCTTTGGACATCTCAGTGAACAACAGTTCTATGAAGTGTTTGAATCGCATGAGGAAGGAGACTCGATCCCAAGGCCTGATGATTACATGCCACTTAGGATCAACATGGAGAATATTTAAATCTCCACTGACCTTTAATTTACTTACTTATTTAATTACTTAACTTGTAAATATTTCACTTACCCCTTGATAGTTCAAGGGAAGAGGGGATAGTTCCCCTGCACACGCGTCGTAGTTGTCCTGTAACTCACACTTGGACTTTGGGTTATTTTAGAACGCAACCCACAGAATATAATTCTGCCTAAATCCGAGAAAATCTCAGATAATGTGTGCTTCTTTCGTGAAACCTGTTGCTGAAAAGAACTTCAAGAATCTCATTTTGGAGAAGATTGCTGCTCGTCCCTCTGGAAATATTACTAAAATTGATGAATCTTACTCTAAGTCCGGAACTGCTCATAGCCCGACTTTTACTTGCCGCCTCACTCTTGTCAGTAATGACTCAAGTTTCCCTTCTTACCTTACAGTTGAGGCGAAGGGCGGCTCTAAAAGCTTGGCGATGCATTCTGCTTATCGCGATCTTCACATTCGTCTCGCTTCTCGTGTCAGCATTGATACCGAACGAGAGTCTGGTTTTGTGTCCTTCGACCAAAACTCCCAAGACAAGACTTGTGATAGAATCACCTTAGAGTTGATATCAGGTATTATTCATTCAGAGATGATGGATCATTCTCCAATGGCCAGATCACTTATCTGCCAATTATTACAGGTCGGCGGTGTTGAATGTAACCCCGGTCCCCGAGTTCAAGTTCTTAGAAATGTCACCAAGAAGCTCCGTTACGAGCCCTACAAAACGAAGATAATTTCCGGCCCTATCAAATGGCAACCTTCTACCCCTGAAGATCAAGTCTACTATGATCTTGTGGAAGCTGCTAAGAGAGTTCCCCTCATCGTCCAAAGAATGGGCGAAGACTGGGATTATGACAGTGGGCCTATCGGACAAGTTATCCAAGATTTTGTTCATTGGACTACAAACATCATTTATAACACTCGCGATCTTAACGACAATTTCACAGTAGGATCAGTAGACTATGCTAGATTCCTTCGAGATACAATCGATCGTTTTGACGAAGATTGGGTTTTAGATTATGTGTCTCCCGACACTATATCGAAACTTCTTATGATATCCGGAGTTGAACCAAATCCAGGTCCTGTCTACAAAGCCGAAGAAAGTCCTCTTTTAGCATTATTGGAATATTTTGCTGACAACAAGTTGGCTAAGCCTATCATTTCCATGAGTGAAGAAGGAGGAACTTTCAAGTGTATTTTGTCTTATAAAGATACGAATGCAATCGACAACACATTTGTTGGTATCTCGAACACTAAAGCCGAAGCCAGAGATAAAGCTGCTAGGCAAGCCTGTTTGTTCGAGAAACTAATCGAACCGCCCAGAGAAGTTGAGGCCAGTTCTATTTCCATTACATTAGGTGCGGATTCAAATCCCATCACTTTTATGGAGTATCAATCTGCTACTACTACTGGAAGATTGCCCTGGGTCTGCTGCAAATGTGAAGCTTCGAATTATCCGGATGTGACTGATGACTACGCATATGTCTGTGATCGTTGTTCTACAAACGTCAAAGGACATATGGCAGTGGCTATAGTTGCAGCCGTATTCAATGATGTTTCAGGTCCTTTGATGCTTTGGGCTCCTCAATTTGGGAGAACTGCGAAACATTCGAAGACTGAAGCCAAGAAGGAGAAGAAAGTGGAGAGGAAAGTGGAGAAGAAAGTTGAAGCCAAAGTTGAGAAACATGTTAAAAGACAAGCACGTCAAGTGGCAAACAAGGAAATAAAGAAACAGATCATCCGACCCCAAGTCCCTCAGGACATTAGTCGGAAGTATGTTGAGATGGAGAAATCTGTCGTGTCTCAAGTTCTTCGAGACATTCTTAAAGCCATTGTTTTGCCTATGCAAGCGGGAGAAGTCAGAATGCCTATAGATTGGAATGCTGTTAAAACAACATGTTTCAATCCTTGGGGTCGTATGGCTGTTCCTTTTAATGCAGGTGCTAATCCTGGTGCTCCAAATACTTCTGGAAACGGAGGGTTTTACACTTTGCCAGGAACTGAATACATGTGTTTTCTCATCAAAGGTGATGCTTGTTCGACGCTCATCTTTTATGATTTCAACACTGCGGCTAGTGCCTTCTCTTATACTCTAAAGGGTATAACGGGAACGAACCTCAAGGACTCGCCGCCTTCTTCTTCATGGGTGATTACTGGTACAGACTCTGGTAGTGCTCTTCCAGCTCCAACGAAACTGCATTTAGTTTACGGTGTCGGGACCACTTCGTGGACTCCCCATGGCACCATGTACTATGCTAGGAAAGTTGGAAGTCAATCTGGGAGATACTTGTGGTTTGAACATGGTCATTCCATTACCATTAGCGTTACTCTTGCTAGTGGAACTGGAACTGTTGCTCTCGCTATGGATAGATGGGACCCCGATTCAGATGTTACTGACAATGAGAATCTAGATACTATCGGCTCAGCGGCCGGTACTTATTCCATTACAGTCTTTGCTAATTCTCAGGGTTACTATTGTCCAAAGCTTGTTCCAGTTGGAACTTGCTCTTACCTCACCATCACCATTAATTCCATCACTTTGAACAATGATCAAACGAATGGAGCTTTTGGAAAACCAGGTTTGGGAGGAGTATGGTGCCATCGTTCTATGCCTAATTTAGACCAGAATATTGCCAGTTTTCCTTCGCTGAGGACTATTGGTGCTTCTTTGATGTTTTCCAACACCGATCCAAAATTGTACATTGGAGGAAAGATTGCTCAGGCGCAAGCGCCACCGGGTTCTTTCTGGACACAATTTGTGTACCAAGAAGGAGCTCGTGGATCTTATCCCAATGTCAATCAGTCCTATGGATTTGGTGCAGTATCTTCCTTACAACAGTCAGATCAGCGACCAGCTGATAAAGGAAGCTATGGATACATAAAGCCTACAAGCACCTCCGAATTTGAGTGGCACAAAGATTGGATTCTTGATGGAAATATCTTGATGGATTCCTGTCCAGACTTAACCAAACAGAGACCTTTCTTAGTTTGGACATTTTCTGGTCCTGCTACCGCTCAAGACGGTTATTTCACCTATTCTTTCACCAATGAAGCCATTACAACTGACACTTCGAGGCCTGTAGACAAAGCAAGAGGCGATCCCGCTGTTGTTTATGAATTACAGAAAGAATTAATGCGATTGCCACAATTTGGTGAGAATCCCTCACATTTAAAGAAATTGTGCAAGGCTATCGGAGGTTCCGCTCGGTGGTTAGCTGAGAAAACGGTGGAATATGGTCCTAAAGCTCTTCAGATGGCTCAGGCCTTCATTAATTAACTAACTTACTTTACTTTACTTTACTTTACTAATAAAACCTGTATATAGCCAGACAACTCACGTAAGGCTCCTTTAATCTAATTGAAAATTGAAGATATCAGGTTTCTTTACGACGATATGGCTTATCACAATCTCACTATGCAAGAGAGAATGCTTATGGCCGCACCATGGTATGATGCAATTGATTTGATGGAGGAACTGACTGCCCTCCGTAAGATTAATTTTGCTATAGTCGAACAAAGAGCGCA